GGCCGAAGTGGACACCGTTTCGAATTTCTGGGTAGCAAAGCGCAGGCTTTTTGACTGCATGATGTGGGATGAGCGTTTGAAGATCGGCGGCGAACATGCCGATTTCTTCCAGCGCCTGCAGGTCTCAAATGGCCACGCCAATATGGCAGCCAGGCTGCTGGCCAGGCGTGGCAGAGCGCCCCAAGATAGGCCGCAGGTGCCAATCATCATGGCTGGCCAGATGAAGGTGGCATTCGTACCTTCCCTGTATGTAAGCCACAAAAAGCACAGGCCACCCCAATACCAGAAGTACAGGAAGCGCGATAAGACCTATGAAATGGACTATCGGCGCAGGTGGGGAATCAGGAAAGTGAATCGGTGGCGATACGGCAACGCATGAACACGTTAAGCAAGCAAATATTCAGCGCGGCAATCATTCTGAAGGGCCACCAGCATTCAGAAGCCGTTCTATCGTCGCTGTGGCTGGCCACCGACATTGAAAAGCGGATTGGTGAACGGAGTTACCAGAAAACCACCATCAGGCTTTTCAATCAGCAGGAAGCGGATACGATCCAGCGCCTGAAGGAGAAGGCCAGCCTGATCCTGCGTGGCAGTGGTCCAGATCTGGAAAAGGCTGACTTTGAACTGGCGCTATCCATATTCGACCTGCAGCGCTGGTATGAAGTTACCCTGGATCGATTTGGGCCACTGGTTACGCAGTCACTTATCCAGGGCTACAACACAGGCATCGAGAAGATCGGCATAAACAGCCGATTCCCAGGCGAAACGCCCAACCTGGTGGAAGTGGCCACTGAAACCTTGGAGAAGGTCAAGGGCATCAATGACACGGTAGTCAAGGAGCTGGCCACCAGGTTTCCAGCAGCCATAGAAGATGGCGCTGACCTGGAAGCCCTGACTGGTGTAGTCCAGCAGGTTTTTGACGTATCGAGACGAAGGGCCAAGACGATTGCGCAAACGACGGCCACGCCGGTTTTTGAGGCTGGCCAGGAATTTGCGTTTGAAGATGCCGAGATTGGAGAAAAGGTCTGGCTATCCAGGCGTGATGGCAAAGTGAGAACGGGCACCTTTGACCACCTGGAACCAGATGGCCAGGTGCAAAAGGTGGGCGATCCTTTCGACGTTTCAAACGAGGAATTGCGGTTCCCTGGGGATCCATCGGGCAGCCCTGGCAACATTATCAACTGTAGATGCACGCAGCTGCCGAAGCTATGAGCAAAGACGAAGAAGCAGAACGGAAGTGGTTGCAACTTTACCGGCTGCTTAATAGTATTCTCGATGAAGATGCATTGCGCATCCTGGAAGGTGCGAAGCTGCAGCGCATCCAGAAAGTGGACCGCGACAGCAAGCACACGTATGTGGACATCTCCATAAAGCTGCGATTATGACCACGACTGGCAACCACGACGGGCACAGGCCGATCACAAAGAGGCTGCAGGCCATGATCCTTTTCGCCGAAGCAGACGGATGGCGGCCTAATCTTATCAAGCTTGCGCCTATCGATTACCTGAAGCTGGTGAAGGAATCGAAGGTGGAAATGGATTATGAATGGGTGCAGACTGATGACCGTGTGAGGGACTTCTTTGTTATGCCTGCATTCCTTGAATTGGAAGGCGTAGAAGTGCGATCTGACGCCACCAGGATACCAGGATCACCTATGCTGTGCCAGGGCCAATTTGACCGGCAGCTGAACAATTAGAAGTTTTTTAAGTATTTTCCAGCGTCAGCTGGATATTCATTAGGCAGGCCAGCTGGCTTGCCTTTTTTCATTTCTTCCCATGCAGAAAGTACTTTTCAAAGATTCAGGCGAGATCCAGGATGTTTCAATGCTCGATGGCATCGTAGTTCTGATGGCGTCAGCGTTTGGCAATGTGGATGCACATGGTGACGTTATCGTTAACGGGGCATATGCCAAGACCATCCAGGAACAAGGGCCTGGCGGTGCGAATCGTATCAAGCACCTGATGATGCACTGGCCTGACCTGATGATTGGAAAGCCACTTGAACTGGAAGAAGTCGAAGCCGGTCTTAAGGTGACCAGCAAGGTGGCCAAAACCACCCTTGGCCTGGATTCGCTGATTTTGTACCAGGAAAAGGTTATTACTGAACACAGTGTGGGCATATCGGTGATCAAGCGGAATGAAGACGACCAGCGCGAAATCCTGGAAGCCAGGTTGTGGGAATATTCAGCTGTGACATGGGGGGCTAATCCAAGAACCCCAACCCTATCAGTAAAGGGCCTGACGGGATGGGCAGGCGAATCAGTCATACCAACCCCGTTAGATGTTCAAATAGAGAATGCCAGCCGTGCGCTGAACACTGGCATTTCAGATGGCATGTGCCAGACCATTGAAAAGTGGCTGGACATTGCGAAAAGTCCACACCAGGATGACCAGGTGCCGGACCAGATCACAAGCAGCATCGGCCAGATGAACTTGCTGATGCAGATCCGATCACTAAACCGCAAAATTGAACAGTGGAAAAATTAGAGAAACAAATTGGCGAACTGCAGCAGAATCTGGATAAGATTATTGGCGAGCACGAGCCACGTATTAAGGAGTTGGAAGACGCTGGCGTAGGCACGGCTGAATTGAAGGAAACCGTGGAGAAGATGAGCAAGGCCAACGCTGACCTGGTGGACGAAATCAAGGCCATCCAGGAAGCTGCCAAGCAGGCTGAAGATGACTTCACGAAGATGAAGGAAGACGTGCAGGCACGCCTGGCACGTGCTGGCAAGTCGCAAAGCGCCGCCTTCAAAACGGCTGGTATGCTCGTGGCCCAGGACATGCTGGAAAACGAAAACGACTGGGCGAAGGTCAAGCGTGGTGGCAGTGGCCGAGTCTTCCAGATGAAGCGCTTTGGCCTTAGCATGAAGCACCGTGAAATATTGCCGCAGATCCTGGCTGGCGATATGGATAAAGAAGAGCTTCTAAAGGCCATCACGAACGCTTCTGGTAGTGCTGGCGATACCGTGGATTATATGCGTATCCCTGGGATCTTCGGACCAGGCCAGCGCAATCTTCTGATTCGTGACCTTTTCCCCGTTGGGACCACGCAGTCTGACACGGTGCGCTTCGTCCGTGAAACTGCAGTGACTGACAACGCAGCGCCGCAGGCTGGTCAGGGTGCCACGAAGGGTGAAAGTGATTTCGATTTCACCGCAACGTCTGTGCCCATCGAAACCATTGCGCATTTCGTCGTAGTTGCCACGCAGCTTCTCGATGACGCCGTAGGGCTTCAGTCCTACCTGGACATGCGCATGCGTTACCTGCTGCTTCTTGAGGAAGAAAACCAGCTGCTCAACGGCGATGGCACGAGCAACAACTTGAACGGCGTGGTTACGCAGGCCACGGCCTATGACAGTTCGCTGGAAACCAGCCTGGGCATTACGAGCGTTCAGGACCTGGACCGCATTCGGGTTGCCATGTATCAGGTTGTGGCTTCTGAATATCCGCCTACTGGCATCGTTATCAACCCGTTCAACTGGGCGGCTATCGAGATGCTGAAGGATTCGGATAACCGTTACCTTTTCGTGAATCCGGCAAACGCCACTTCGCCGCGCATGTGGGGGCTTCCTGTATCGGTTTCCCTCTCGATGCCGCAGCATGAATTCCTGGTTGGCTCCTTTGCACTGGGTGGATCCATCTGGGATCGCCAGGCCGCATCTGTTGCCATCTCCACGGAGGATTCAACGAACTTCAGGCAGAACCTGGCCACCATCCGAATGGAAGAGCGCCTGGCGCTAACCATATACCGGACGCTGGCATTTGTCACTGGCGACTTCTCCACAGCCGGTTCTGGTTCCTGATTCATTTTTCACCCTATGGCCTATCTTTTTTCTGTGGGGAATAAAGGCCATTGAAGGGCACGGGGTGCGTTTCCCCGTGCCCTTCTTCATTTTCAGTCGTTATGAATAAGAAGGTCGATTTTCTTTGCTACGAGCCGCACTTCCTGGATCACCTGGTGCCCATGTATCTGGCGCTCGATAAAGAGTATAAGGGGAAGTTCCTGGTGCGCAATGCGCTAATAAATCATGCGGAAAAGCACAAGGTGCCTTTTATAGCGTATGGCCCAGGTAAGAAGGAGGCTATCAAGGCAACACGCGAACGGGGCAACCTGGTGGTTGCTGCGGCGTCGGGGGATTTGGACATAGCGGCCAAGGCTGGCACGCAGGCAGTCTTCACGCAGCATGGCGCTGGCCAGTCGTTTACAAAGCTTCATTCATCCTATGCGGGATGGCCACACCATAAGAACGTTCTGGGATTTATCCACCCTGGCGACCATCCAGCCGAACGGGACCGAAGAGCATACAAGGGCAGGAAGCGGATATTCGTTTGCGGCTGTCCAAAGCTGGACAGGTGGCACCGTGGCGAAATCTGCCAGCCATGCAATGATCTTCCGATTGTCGTGTTCTCCACGCATTGGGATTGCAAAGTAGTACCTGAAACCAGGTCAGCCTTTTACCATATGTTCAAGGGCCTGAAGCTCCTGCCGATCGTGACTGGGAAAC